AATCTGTTCATCTTTACCTTCGTAGTATCCAAGTATAGTTTCAAAAGGTGAAAAGTATCTTGATGCTTTACAAGTATCATAAACTTGTTTTTGCATTATAAAATAATTAGCAATAAAAGCTGCTAGGTCTTTTGATATTGCTTGACGAATGATTGTATACTTTTTCTTTTTAAAACTCATTCTAGTGGTCCTTTATCATAAAAGTTTATATAAGATGTAATTAAATACCTATCTTTATTTTCAGGACAAACTTGTCCTTTATGTGTATGTGTAAAGTAACACGGAAATATAGCCACTCTCCCAACAACACTTTTAATAGTTTTATAATCTAAAAATTGTGTACCACAATTATGATTACTTAAATACATTTGCACATTTAACACCCTAGTGCAATGAGACATAGAATGTTCAGAATGCCAAAGATCAAAATTTTTTCCTGGTTTAAAATGTTTAAACCTAAAGTAATCTAATTTCCATTTTGAAGCAGTTAGTTGTATTCCTTTAAATTTATCTTTATATTCTTCTACAACGGGACGAAGTTTATTAATATATCCAAATGTTTCAACATCATAAAAATAATAACCTAAATGTGATTTTTCACCTTTAACACATTTTTTACTATATTTATTAATCATATCTTTACATTCTTCTTTAGAAAAAATTTTATCTTTAACTAACATAAAATCTTTAAACATCTTTAGCCATTTCTTTTGGTACAGCTTGTATATTCCAATGTATGAATCTAAATGGTTCCTTACCAAAATCTACTGCAAATTCGTGTTCTAAGAATCCTGGAAATATAATTAATGTACCTGGTTTAGGTTTAAAATGTATTAGCTCACTACCACCCCAAATACCTTT